CCGTTGAAGTGGTTGAGCGCATGAGGGTGAAGTACCCTTCTTTCACTAGGCAGACGCTAAGCTACTGGGCAATCCACGACCCCGACGGTTTTGGCGTGGTTTACCGCAACAGCATCGCCACTGTGGCACAAAGAACGCTAGCCAATACTTTTGACCAGCTAGAAGATATTTACGAGCAGACGCAAGCCACAGTGGGGAAGGAAGAAATCGACCCAGCCGTCTTTACAGGACTGCGTTTAATGGCTGATATATCCAAAAATCAACAAACAGGGGCGTTGTTGACCCTAGCACGCATCGCAAAAAAACACTACGGCGACAACATTAAAGTTGATGCAAAAACAGAGGTATCAGGTAGTTTGCAGGTGGATACTTCCCCATTGCAAAAACTAACGATTGAAGAACTTACACAAATTGAAGCCAGTATAAAGAAGCAGGAAAACGCCGACCATCACAACGGAGGGTAGTTTGTGGGGTACATAAAAAACGAAACGTTACTACAGAAATGGAATAGTGCTATAAATTTGTTATCAATGGGCGTACACAGTGGATACCGCCTGTTGCCAGCTGATTTTTTGCAGTTGGAAACCGTATTAAACAATAAGTACTTAACCGCTGATTTTTTGACAGAACACGCCGAGGAAGTCATCGAGGGGCTACAGATGGTGGTAGCCTACGCAAAACAGGTAACAGCTCCAACTGCTAGCATCGCTACAGCCGTGGCTCATTCCGATTTAACCGCCGTTAATCGGGTTGAATTAAAAAAACATGGGGTGTGTGTGTTGCCCAATACTGTTAGCATTGTAGCACACTACAAAGGTGGTATAATTGAAGGCGTGCCAGAGTATTACACTATACAACATAAAGGAGATTGAAACATGAACGGATTTGAAGCCCTTATTTTTCGGGGTGTTTACTTTAAAAAAACGATGATGGGGTTTGACAAGGGGCAACGGTTGCCTGCCCACTGTGCAACGCCCTATTTTTACGACCAGTTCCGAATCCTGCAAAATCACGACGCTTTGCAGAACGAACCGCTTGAGGGGTACGACTGGGTGCTTATCGAAGAATGCCGAGCTAAGGGTTTACCCTACCCATACCAACAAGACGGCGTGGCGAGCCTAGAAACACCGCAACAGGAAGCCCAACAAGCCACGGAAGAGGACGTTCAGGTATCAGAACAACCCCCTGTAGAGCAAGAACAAGCGGAAACACCCAAAAAACGTGGAAGACCTGCTAAGGCGGTGGATAATGTATAGCGAAGCACTAAATACGCACAAGGATTTAATCCGTTTTCTGCTACAGGATACTGAATGCCCCGAGACTTTTAGCGATTTTGAGATAAGCAATGCCCTTCGATTGTACGGCGACAGCATGGGGAAGGTGCTTAACTTCCTGTGTGTTGCCTTGATTGCCAAGGCGTCCGCAAAGCCACAAAGCGAGCAAGTGGAAGGGCTAACTGTAACGTGGGGCGATATGGCGAAAAAGTACCAGTCGTTACAGCGTGTTTTTTCAGATATGGAACAAAACGGCTCAATGCCTAAACTGCCAACCGAGCCACAGGACGATACGCCGATACCGTTCTCATTCACTGGGACAAGCGTTAGCGAACACGTCGGGCGATTAAATGATTGTAGCAACGCTAGCAATTACTCTGCATGGATAAGGACTTAACATGAATAGCAATGTTGCTTCAATTCTTAAGCGTAACGGCGTAAAAACGGTATTGCGGAGCGTTACAACGCCGACCTATTCACCGTCTGGTGATGACGTGGAAAGCACTAGCAAGGATACTGCTGGGCTTGGCTATCGCTCATTAAGCAAGTTTTTGTTAAGTCAAACGTATAGCCCAATTACAAAAGCAGTTATTATTGCTACGTTTTCAAAAGCCCCAACGGTTAATGATTTAATCAACTGTGGTAACGGCTGGGAAAAGGTGCTGGCGATTAGAACAGTTGGTAACCCAATGCTTTACTATTTAATAGAGGTGTAGTTTGAATAGTGTAGCCATGAGCAAAGACGAATGGAAAGAAGCAATACGGCAAGTTCTGCGTGAACGCTTGCCCAAAAGCCTCTATGAGTTTGTGAAGTACTTTTGGAACACTGTCGACGCTAACCCATTCATGGATAATTGGCACATTAAGGCGATTTGCGAGCATTTAGAAGCGGTTAGCGACAAGCGAATAGAGCGGTTAATCATCATGCTACCGCCGAGACACGCTAAAAGCATCATTGTAAACGTTTTTTACCCTGCTTGGGACTGGCTAACCACGCCGTCCCGACGGCAATTAACGGCATCGGTTGACGAAACGCTATCTCACGGTTTTTCAGAAAAGACAAGAGCTTTAATTGCGAGTGAAAAGTATCAGGAGCTTTTCGGGCATATCGTGAAGCCGTCAACGAGCCAATGGGCGAAGTCGGAATATGACAACACACGAAAAGGTAAGCGGTTGGCGATTACCACAAGCGGTGGTACTGGTAAGGATGCCGACTTGCTTATTTGCGATGACCCGATACAGGCAACGAAAGTGTACAGCAAAGCGGAACGTGATAGAGCGTGGCGTTGGTACACTGGTACGTTTATGACGAGGGGAACAGGACAACAGGCTGGGGTTATTCTGGTGATGCAACGACTGCATGAGGACGATGTGGTTGGGAAAATTTTAGCCACACCGAAATTAAGAGAGCGGTACAATGTACTATGCTTCCCTGCTGAATATGAATCCGACCATCCAACGCCGTGCGTGTCCAACATAGGGTTTGTTGACCCACGGAAAAAAGATGGGGAGCTACTCTGGGCGGAACGGTTTTCTCACGATTGGATAGCAGAGCGAAAAAGCGGATTTGACGCACAAGATGGGCTTTCTACTCAAGACGCTTCCGCTCAACTTCAACAACGCCCTGCCCCTGCGGAAGGTTTGATATTTAAAAAAGATATGTTCAGACTTGCGGAAATTAGCACGGCGGAAATAATGCTAAATGCTACAGAAGTAACAATAAGTTTGGATGCCACGTTTAAGGACACGGTAACTAGCGACTTTGTGGCATGCTTAGTTTTTGCTAAACATCGGGGGATATGGTACTGCGTGGATGGTTTTAATAAACGCCTTGATTTTATTAAAACGCTTGAGATGCTGAAAGAAATGATTGTCAAACACAGCCCCACTGATTTTCTCATTGAGGATAAAGCCAACGGCTCGGCGATTATTAACGTGTTGCGTGATAGCCTCACGAAAAACGGTGAATCATTAAATAACATCATTGCTATTTCACCAAAAGAAAGTAAAGAGAGCCGTGCGAGGGCGTGTAGTTATCGCCTTGAGCAAAACGTGCTACAATTCTGTAAAGACGTGCCAGTTATTAGTACTTTAATTACCCAAGCACTTAGTTTCCCGATGGCTAAACATGATGACTTGGTGGACGCAATGACGCAATTTGTCGAATACAAGCTATCGAGACGGCAGACCTATACCAGTGGTGATTTAGATTTTACAGGAGCATTTTTCTAATGTCGAAAAAACAACGGTTGACCCGAAAAGATTTAAAAGAAGCCACGCAGATTGAACGCCCACAGTTTACTGGCAACGAGTACTCAATGGTTTACAATCGCACCAACTGGTTTTCTGCCGACGCTAATTTATTGCCAGAATTTACGCCGAAAGAGTGGGTAATTAACTTTTACAATATGCTTGAAGATTGCCATGTAAGCCGTGCTTTTCAAACGCTGGTAACCCATGTTTTACAGCAAGTTACTTTCACAATGAAACCAAACAAAAACGATACCACTGGGGAATATGCAGATATTGCCACTAAAATGTTTCTTGATTGGGAAAGTGGCTCATTTAACCAGATTATGGGAACGTTTGTATCCACCTATCTAGTTGGTTTTTCTGTTTACGAATTGCAATTAAGGGCTGGGGATACTGGCTACGAGTTGGACGATTTAATTTTCCACCCACAAATTAGCCTTGATGCCTACTACGAAGATAGGAAGCTACAAGGCTTCCATAGTAAAATGTATGCGGAAAAAATACCGCTTTCCCGATGCTTTTATGTGCAGGGCAAGCCCAACAATTCACAGAACGTTTACGGGCATTCAATGCTGAAAGCCGTTTTTAAGAATTATATCCATAAAAACAGGATTATGGGGCGTGAAACCATCCAGTTACGGCGGACGATGGAAGGGGTCAACATCCTACGGTATGATAATGTTAGCGGAAGCAAAGAGGATGTGGTTAAAAGAAAACAAGCAGCCGAAGCGTTTGTAAGCCAAGCAGATTTTAACAGAATGAGTGGTATTGTTTTACCATCTGCCCCCCATTCAGACCCCGACGGCACTTTTACATCAACAAAAGCAAATGATTTTGAGATTGCCTCTATCAACGGTCAAAAGGCATTTGATACGACCGCTTTAATCCGACGTGAAAACGAAATAATCGCCCAAGCGTTGTACGCCGATTTCTTGCTACTTGGAAGCAACGGAACACACGGTGGTAGTTATGCCTTGAGCCGTGAAAAAAGCTCCACGTTCAAATCTTGGATGGATGGTATCAAGCAGGATTTTTGCAACGAGTTTTACCATCAAATTGTAAAGCCGATATGGGAACTAAACGGTATGCCATTTGATATGATACCAACATTGACGAGCGATAACGTCGATTTATCACTAGACGCTATGGCTAATTATATTAACGCTTTATCCAATTCTGGTATTTTGGTGAACGACCCTAAAACAGAGGAGTACTTGCGAAGCTACGCAGGCTTACCAGAGTTGACCGACGCTGAAAGAGAGGTTAATAATGGAGTTTAACTTATTTAATGGCGATTGTTTGGATGTTTTAAAAAAGTTACCCGATAACAGTGTCGATTCAATCGTTACCGACCCACCGTATGGCTTAAGCAACCAATCGCAAGATGATATTGTTAAGTGCTTAACGGCGTGGCTTGCAGATGAAACCTACACGCATGGCAAGGCTGGTTTTATGGGCAAGAAGTGGGATAGTTTTGTACCAAGCCCTACCGTTTGGAAAGAGTGCTTGCGTGTGTTAAAGCATGGGGGGCATATTGCCTGTTTTGCTGGTAGTAGAACGCAAGATTTAATGGGTATGAGCTTACGGCTAGCTGGTTTTGAGTTAAAAGAAACAATCATGTATATTTATGGGTCAGGATTCCCCAAAGGGCTTGATATTGCTAAAGGTATTGAAAAGCTAGGATTAACAGAAAAAGCTAAGCAATGGGATGGGTGGAATAGTCAGCTTAAGCCCGCCTATGAGCCGATAATCCTAGCACGCAAGCCGTTAGATGGCACAGTGGTTAATAACGTGCTTAAACACGGCGTGGGAGGCTTAAACATTGGGGCGTGTCGGGTTGAAACAGACGAAACCGTGGGCTGGCATGGTCATGCTGGAGGTGGAAACCAAACTTATAGTGGTAGCTGGAAATCAAGCAAACCTGAAAGACACACCAAAGGGCGTTACCCTGCTAACCTTATTCACGATGGAAGCGAAGAGGCTACAGGCGGTATGCCGTGGACGAAAAGCCCTAAAGGAATGAGTCATAGGGTAGCTTCTAAAAATAACTGTATGAGCGGTGCTAACACTGAAAGATATTCATTCAATGGGCATAACGACCAAGGCAGTGCCAGCCGTTACTTCTATTGTGCAAAGGCAAGCAAAGCCGATAGGGATGAGGGGTTGGAAGGGTTTGAGCTAAAACAAGGTGGTGCTATGGGAGGCGGAGAAGAGACAAGAGGAAACAGACCAACCAACCACCCAATGCGTTCAAATTTCCATCCAACGGTAAAGCCAACCGCTTTAATGCAGTACGTTACAAAG